AAATTATTCGTTTTGATGATGTCCGCTAGTAGAACACCACCCGAATAGTTCTTAAACGGTGCTGCCATTTATAAAAAATGAAATATTATAAAATTCCCAAGTCACGGACTTGGAGCAACATACTTCAAGTCACGGACTTGATGATAATTTCTTAAGCCACGGACTTAACTGAAATTATCGTGGTTCTTGATGTTACTGAGCTTCCGCTTTCAGCACGGCTGCAAGATCTGGATTCTCTGCTTCCATTATAAGCTGTTCTGTGATATTTTTACTTTTATAAGGATTATTAATATTTCCACCTGAACTTCCTACTGGACTAGGTTTAGCTCCCATACCTGCTGCACTACTAGCTTTGAAGTGATGTTCCCAACCGCTACCTGGATTTTTAAGACCTGTAAGATGTGCAGTTAAATTATGTTCAACTCCACCTTCAAGAACTACAACTTCACCTTGAGCATTTTTCTGTAATTTATTTTCTATTAAAGATAATGTTTGCTCTGCATTTATAGCTCCAAGATTACTGATGGCTGCTAATGCTGTCTGTCTAGTGTTTGCTTTATCGTTAGAAGTTTTTATATCCTGGTTTTCTTGCTCTAATTGAGCTATTTTTGCCTGTAAATCTTGATTCGTCTTATTGGCCTCCTCCCATAAAGGTTTGTAAGCACCCTGATCTTCTAAAGCTTGCTTTCTATCGTCATAGTATTGACCAATTTTAGATTTTGCGTTATTAAACTGCTCTGTCATATCTTCTGCAAGTTTTTTTTGTTGCTCAGCTAATAATTCGGCTCTTGCAGCACGTTCATTAGCTTCTTTTAATTGTGCTGCTAAATCAGGTTGCGAATCAGTTACAACAGGAGTAGTTTGCTCCTGTTGATTGTTTACAATTTCTTCTGCCATATTATTGTTCAGGTTTTTTTATTTCTTTTGTAGTGTCTTTTTTAGAAGTTTTCTTTACTTCTGGTTTCTTTTCTGGAGGATTAATTTCTTCGTAACGCATCTGTGGAATAGGCATTTTAGTTCTGCATATATATATTAAAAATATATCACAATTGAATTACTTTTATACTATTGTAACAAATTATTCAGATTTAGTTTCATTGGCAGTTGGTAATACTTCGCCCTGTACCAAAATATCTCTAAATTCATCTCTATCAATAACTTGTTGATCAAACAAGGAAGTTAATGCTGTAATATCCTGTCCTATTAATCTTTCAATATCAAAATCTCTACTAATCTTTACTTCTGGTGGCTCGATTCCTACGTAATCAGCAGATAAATTAAATGCTTTTTGAAGTTTTTGCTCTAACTCCATAGAAACCATAGCAAGCATAGAATTGGTATCTACACGATCTAATCTTCTTGCATCAGCAGATTCAGCTACAAACTTCTGTTGAGACAAAGTACTAATACCAAGAGTTGCCATTTGCATCTGTAGTTCCTTAATCTCAGCAGATTGAGCATCAAAAGCACTACTCGCTGGCTCTACATAGTAAATTTTATTTCCAGGCTGTGTTGCCATTGCATAATTTACAGATATAGCTAAATCCTTAGTCTGGTCATCATATCCTTCCATAACAAGCATTGGCTGAGATGCAACGTGCAAACTATGTATTAAATCTGCCTGTCTTTGAAAATGTGCAAGATTCAGATATGCAATATCAAGTAAGGGTGGCTTGCTAATCATGTTATCTACCTTTCCAGAGTAAATAGTCACTAAAGGTATTTCACCTAATGAAAAACTACCTGATTCAACCTGTTTAAAATCTTTTTCTACAGCAGGTGATGACATGTCAGTTGGATAAATACCAGTATCTTCTTCATATAATTCATCTACCGTTTCTCTTTTTCTAAATACACGATATCTACCTGGTTCAATTACTCTTATCTGATCGTATATCTTTTCACCAAAGTCACCATCTGGCAATACAGCTTTTTCTCCTATTCTTACTTGTATCAGACTGCCATAATTAGATTCACGATCCAATCGCCAACCATAGATATTATTGGGGTCTATTTCTATCCAATATGGTCTACGGTTCTGTTGACGTTCTTCCGCAAGACTAACCGCACCAGAAGGTGCAGGATAATCAACAAGGATATGACTTTGACCATAAGTTAAAGAACACATCAATACTCTTCTGGCATATTCATCTAAGTCTGATTTACAGCCGTCTACGTCCATTTTGAACATTTCTGTCCAGTATGGATCGCCCGTTAATGTTATTGGTTTACGAAGGACAAGACCTGTAGCTGCTCTTATTAATCTTTGCGTAAAAGGACTAAATACTGCTCTATCTACACGGGATTGATATGCTTCTGCATCTTCTCTTGGTTCTAATGGTAAAAATATTTCTGAATTATCACGCAAATATTTTGTACCTTCTGTTATAGCTTTCATAATTTCCCAACCCTGCATCATATCCAAGACTGCTCGTGTGCGAGTAAATGGACTATTACTACCACCTATGTAACTAGATGAAGTAATGGATGTTCGTATTGGGCCTGGAATTGAATATGTCATTTTTTACCACAGTTCCATTTTCTTAATGCTAACGCTTTTCTTGTTGCTGTACCGTCTGGTTTTTTTAATGGACCTTTCATACCACCCATTCTTGCACAAAATGAATTTTTTCTTGCCTTTTCAGTCTTTGTCAGACCAGTTGTTTTAGTTACAGGTCTTTTTAGCTTACTGCCTGTTTCTTTGTTTATTTTTCTTCTACCTTTTTCAGTAAGACCACCAGTTTTACTTTTGTGTTCTTTTCTTAAATTTACTGTTTTTCTTTTTCTTGCTTTTTTCATCTTCCTTTTTTATTCATGGCTATGGCATGAGCCTGCATAAATGTTTTACCTTTTAACATCTCTTCTTTCATTATTTTCATGTGTTGTGCAGTATGAGTGCCCTTCTTCTTATGATTTGCTAAAGCATCCTTTTGCCTCTGTGTAAGTTCTTTTTTCTTTACCTGT